CGATTTGTACTACAGAGATAAACGTGATATTCAATCAGCAGAGTGGGCTAGACATATTCCAAACATTGAGATTGTAAATGACTTTCACAAGGAAGGTGATGTATCATTTGTTCCTTGGCTAGTTGGCGATGATCATAAAAAGGTACAAAAGATTCAAGCCAAGTATATGTTTGGACATTTTGAATTACCCAGTTTCTATATGAATGCTATGGTACAGATGCCAGACGTAGGTGAAATATCAAGAGATCATTTTAAAGGTGTGGATCATATGTTCAGTGGGCACTTCCACAAACGTCAAACTAATAAAAATATTACCTATGTTGGCAACTGCTTTCCGCACAACTATGCAGATGCTGGAGATGATGAACGTGGCATGACTGTGCTAGAGTGGGGCGAACAACCTAAACATTTCAGTTGGCCTGATCAACCTAAATATAGAGTTTACAATTTAAGTGATGTGCTTAAAAAACCAGAAGCACTATTACTACCAAACATGCACTGTAGAGTTAACCTAGACATTGACATTACCTATGAAGAAGCAACATTTATCAAAGAAACATTTGTTGGTACTTACAATCTACGTGAACTTACACTGATACCTGTTAAAGAAACCACAATAGGTGATGACATACAGTTAGGCAACGTAGCATTTGAATCCATTGACACTATTGTCACTAATCAATTGACCAGTATCCAAAGCGATACATATGATCCTAATTTACTATTAGACATCTATAGAAATTTATAGTAAAATATTAATATGCTTAAAATAAAAAGCCTAACAGTTAAAAACTTTATGAGTGTTGGTAATTCAACACAGGCAGTGGACTTTGACCGTAAAGACTTAACGTTGGTGCTAGGTAAAAATATTGATCTCGGAGGCGATGATAGTGGCGCCCGTAATGGAACCGGTAAGACCACTATCATCAATGCCCTTTCATATGCGTTCTATGGTGTTGCTTTAACTAACATCAGGAGAGATAACCTGGTTAACAAAACCAACGGTAAAGCCATGTTAGTTACTGTTGACTTTGAGCACAACGGCATTGACTACAGAATTGAGCGTGGACGTAAGAAAAACATATTAAAGTTTTACATAGGTGGTGAAGAACAAGAGGCAGAAGATAGTGCCCAAGGTGACAGTCGTGAAACACAAAAAGAAATAGAACGTTTGCTCAATATGAGTCATGAAATGTTCAAACACGTGGTAGCACTTAACACTTACACAGAACCTTTCCTAGCACTTAAACCTAACGATCAACGTGCTATCATTGAACAGTTGTTGGGTATTACCGTGTTATCAGAAAAAGCAGATGCGTTAAAAGAAGAACAAAAACGTATACGTGATGCTATTAAAGAAGAAGAATACAAAATCAAAGCAGTACAAGATTCAAATGAAAAAATGAAAAGTCAAGTTGACTCAATCAAACGTAGACAGGCACTATGGATTAAGAAACACGAAGATGATGTTAACGAAGTTAAAGGTGCTCTAGAAGAATTACAAAAGATAGACATTGACGAAGAAATCAAACAGCACAAAGACTTAGCCAAGTGGAATGAAACTGTGGTTGCTCGTGAACAAGTTGAAAAAGCAATTACGCAGGCAGAGCGTGACTACAAACGTGAAGAAACTGCTATCAACGGACTTAAATCAGATTTAGAAAGTCTACGTGAACATAAATGTCATGCTTGTGGACAAGAAGTACATGATGAAAAACATGATGAGTTGTTAGCCACTAAAGAAGCAAGTCTTAAAGATGCTGAACAAGAACATGCTAAACATTTAGAAACTTATCAGGAACTAGTTAGTGCTTTAGAAGAACTAGGTGAAGCAGGTAACAAACCTAAAACATTCTATTCTAAACAAGAGGATGCTATACATCATAGATCAAGTTTAGGAAATCTAGAACTACAGTTAACTGCTAAACAAAATGAAGAAGATCCATATGAAGAACAAATTGCTGAAATGGAACAGCAAAGTGAAGAAGAAATAGATTATGGACCTATCAATGAATACAAACGTGTACAAGAACATCAAGACTTCCTATATAAACTTCTGACTAATAAAGATAGTTTTGTTAGAAAACGTATCATTGATCAGAATTTAAGTTATCTAAATGCTCGCCTAGGACAGTACCTTGACAGGATAGGTTTGCCACATACAGTCACTTTCTTAAATGACCTTTCTGTGGAGATTACTGAACTAGGTAGAGATTTAGATTTTGATAATTTATCAAGAGGTGAGCGTAACAGACTTATATTAAGTTTAAGTTGGGCATTCCGTGATGTTTGGGAAAGTTTATATCAACCAATCAATTTATTGTTTATTGATGAGTTAGTAGACTCAGGTATGGATGCTAGTGGTGTAGAAAATGCCATGGCTATACTTAAGAAAATGGCTCGTGAGCATAACAAATCCATTTGGTTAGTATCACACAGAGATGAACTAGCAGGACGTGTAAATAACATAATGACCGTAATCAAAGAAAATGGATTTACAATGTATGATACCGACGTTGATGTTGCCTAAAATTTTACATCTTGAATCTACAGATGCATGCCAAGCCGCTTGTCCTCAATGTGCTAGAGAATTTGATACTTCATTTGATAAAAATAATCTACATCATTTAACAGTTGATCAGATCAATAAATTGTTAATACCTGGTACTATTAAACAGTTAGACAAAATGTATATGTGTGGAGACTACGGTGATCCAGCCGCTGGTAAGTACACATTAGAAATTTATAAACATTTTAGATCACTAAATTCTAATATTACTCTAGGTATGAACACTAACGGTGGCATTAGAACTACAGATTGGTGGAAAAAACTAGCACAAATATTGAATTGTGATCAAGATTATGTAATTTTTAGTCTTGATGGCTTAGAAGATACCAATCATATCTACAGAGTAAATGTTAATTGGCAACGTGTTATGGAAAATGTTCAAGCATTTATATCTGCCGGAGGCAATGCACATTGGGATATGTTAGTGTTTGAGCACAACGAACATCAAGTTGAAGAATGCGAACAACTAGCACGTGAACTAGGATTTAAATGGTTTAGGGCCAAGGCTAGCCGACGACATATTGAATATCCTGTTAACTTTTTAAATCCCCCAAAAGAGTATAATAATCCTACAGTAGAAAAAGGAAAAATAAAGTGTCAAGCACTTAGTGAAAACAGTCTTTACATTTCGGCACAAGGAAAACTGTATCCTTGTTGTTGGTTAGGTCCAACAGAATATTCAATTGATAAGTTTGACAAAATACAAGAGTCTTGGAATTCTGATAATCCTTATTATCTTTGTAAAATAACCTGTACAGAACAAAACAATAAAAGTAGTTTTACTAACCAATGGCAGAGAGAAATAGAATTGAACTAGAAATTTTTCCATGGCGTTAACCGGTGTTAAATATTGAAACAAGGAGAATACAATGGCAGGTCCAGCAAGAGTACACCCAGGTAAACGTAAGGCAAATCCAAACTTTACCAAAAACGAAAAACCCCGTATCAAAGGGTGGAGTAAGGCAAAGTTAGAAGAGGCTGTTGAAAAAGCACAGCGTAACAAAGAAAAAGCAAGATATCGTCGAGAGATAGAAAGACGATTTTCAGTAGTTTAATTTCAATAAGGAAATAATAAAATGGCAACAATACATGAACAAATCGTAGAACAATTTAATGCCTACGTAGCAGAAGCAGAAGTATTTGATGGCAAAGGTGTTAAAGCCGCGGCCGCACGTGCTCGTAAAGCACTAGGTGAACTAGGTAAACTTGCTAAGGCAAGACGTGCTGAAATTCAAGACAAAAAGAACTCAATGTAATTATGGCATCATATGATAATCCTTGGACTTACCAGGGCAAACCTTTTGAGTCTGAGGATATCAATGACAACTATGGGTTCGTATACAGAATCACAAACACAGAAAACGGACACGACTATGTAGGTCGTAAGTTTTTCTGGACAGTAAAGAAGAGACCACCTCTAAAAGGCAAAAAGAACAAACGTAGATCAACAGTAGAAACAGATTGGAAAGACTATTGGGGATCGTCAGACAGGCTCAACAAAGATATAGACCAACTAGGCAAAGAAAAATTCACACGTGAAATTATATATTTGTGTAAAACACGTGGAGAAACCAACTATATGGAAGTATATTTTCAAATCATAGAACATGTTCTATTGAGAGAAGATAACTACAATGGGATCGTTAATGTTAGACTAGGTAACGGCTCCGTCAAAAACATATTAATAGAAGATTTAAAGAACATTTAACAGTCGCTAATGCAGATGTATTTCTGTGTCCTATGAGGAGATCGTGCTATGCACGTGGAACCCTTGAGAGTAGACTCAAGGACGGGACGACAAAGGCAATCAACTAGGTTTAAAACCCAAATGATGTAGGCTCTGAGAAAAAGCAACCTACGTGCTTGTTAATTTCGCTAACTAGGGATTATCAAGTAACCGCCAGATGAATCAAGAGTAGGGGGTACAGGCTGACCGCCTCCGTGCTAGTGTAAGCAATCTCTGTTAGTTAGTATGACGCAGTACTCGGATGATGCGTTTGTCATAATTTGCCTGCGGATAGGTGAATTATGACTTATATCTGGATGATACGAGTAAGTCAATATAAAATGTATTCTAGTTTAAAGTAATTAGATTAGAAAAAAGAACTTCGAGTGTAAACGAAGAAGTTAGATGTCGTTAGACATCTTTAAAATGTATATCCAAAATGTTCAATTTCAAGACTTGAGTGTTTTTCTACTAGTCCTTTAACAAAACCATCATCACTATAATAGTCCTGATAAGGTTCTTTGCGTTGTCTAGTACCACCTTTGAATGTTCCCAGTCTTTGTGGTTCCCATGGAATATCTATTCTGTTACAGACTTCTTCTAAATCACTGTGTAGATGTTCGTATCTAACATAGTAATCTAATATTGGTTTACCTCTGTTGACATACATGTCTTTGTCATCCCATAGAATTCTAATGTGTCTACGTACAAATAAATCAAATAAACGTTTTACTTCGTTAAATGGCATATCTGTATAATCAACTCTTTTAGTTTCCCAAAAGAAACGACTCACTGCTTTGTCCCATGGATTACGTATACTGCAAAATTTAAAGTATGATTGCCATACATCATCTCCTAGATGATTATACAACTCCCACCATGGCATGTGATCGTAGAATTTATCGTATGGTGCTGATCTACTGCCTACAATACCTTGATTTGTAACTGCTTCTCGATATTTGTCAGTTGGTTCATTGTGCTCAGGAGTAGTACACCAAGGTTGAAAGTAGACTTCTATGCTAGTGCCTGCGGTCTTTTTAGTGCGTTGAAATATAAATTTTTTTGAATGGCTCAATATCATACAATTACTTATCGTAAAAAAAGGACTACCTTGCGTCTACGTAGTCCTTTAGTGTTCGAGAATACTGAGGGATTAAAGAGTTATTTCTTTTCCCAAATTGTATATAGTACCCATACAGCAATTAAACCTGCTAAGCCTTCGTTGCCTAGTGATTTAACGATGCCAGTTACAGAACCAATAACGTCTGTGCCTGGAAGAAATGGTACTGTGTTACCGCCAAATAAAATTTCTAAAGCGATGAACATTGCCATTAAAGTCACTGCTAAATGAGCGATTTCGTTAGCCCACTTCTTTACGTTTTCTAATACTTTCATTAATATTTCCTCCGGGGATTAGCCCCAATTAAAAATAGCAAGAACCCAAATAATAAAACAAAGTTTCTTTGCTTCATTATTTAGGTATTCTTACTAGTGTATAATAACACCATTTTAGTGATTTGTCAAGAGGATAACTATATCGCATGTGGCTTTTATGCCACACCTTGACCTAGAAGAATGCCATGCCGGATTTTTTAGTTGTTTCTAGATTTTCTTTGATTAGTTCGGATATTGATTTGCGTTCTGATTCAGACAGCATCATAGCATCTTCGTAAGGAAGTCCGCCACGCATGTACCAACTCATTCTTAACGCATCTTCTTTTAAGGCCCTTACCTGACTGTCGAAACTGTTAATTAACTCTTCGACTGCGTCGTTGTCCAATGACAAGAGCCTTATGCGAAAAAACTCGAGTAGTCAAATGTGATTGTTATCGGAAACTCTTTACCACATTCTTCATTGTTGCAGTTAACTTCTACTGGCTTAACTCCGCCGTCAACATTTAATTTACTAACATACTCTTGAATTGTTTTAATAGTCTTATTAGTAGCATTATTATAAAACTCTGTAATAAATGCTAGGTCTGTAACAACAGTGCCATCTTCTGTAGTAATAGATTCTGTTTGACTAGCCAAAGTATTTACATTGAGATCAATAATATTTTTTAAATGGGTATCAAATCTTTCTTTGGCTTCTTGTGGATTTTCAGCCATATCACCAATACTTCTCAAAATCTGTTGCTCTTCGAATGCAATCATATTTGCTCTGTTTACTTCTGCATAATTTTGTGGTTTAATTTTTACGGATAAACCCTCAACGGTAATAGATTCGTTATAATCAGGATGTTGGATAGAACTTAATGTATTACCTAAATCAATAGCATACTCGTTTTCAGTTTCACAGTGTGGACACTTAGCAGAAAAGTCCATTTGGTTGCCATAACTAGCAATTCTAATAGCAATTAAGGTAGCGTCAACATCTGTTGCTGGCATATCCCAAGCATTGTGTATTTCAGGACAACAACTGTGTACCACTGACACAACACCTTGTCCATTTAACAGTGCATCTGGTGTTTTAAGTGTAATTTCATCTTTAGTAGTCATTGGCATTACACCCACTTCGCCTGTTGCAGATAAACTTAGACTACCATCTTTCCAGTACTTTCCTTCGCTTGGTAGTTTGAAATAGATACTAGGTTGCCTAAAATGTTTAGATAACGGGTTTTGAGCAGTATTCTGCTGATTATTGATTTCCATGGTTTTAAAATCCTATAAATACTATTGATATATCGTATACACTATTTATAGCACCAAAAATACAGGCAAAAATAACTTATGGATGACGATCAGATACAGCAGATGGAACGATTTATAGAGATCCTAGAAAGATATGGAGCCTCTACGACTCAAAATCAAAAAGTTATGGATGCCTTTAAGCGAAGCCAAGAAGAAGGTATGCGTGTCTTTGCAGAAACTATGCGTAAGATTTCTAAAGACGGAGATACTTTTACTGCAACCATTAATACCATTGATGCTCAATTACAGCGACTAGGTAATTCACAAAAAGATCAAGCCGAAAAAGAAAGACTGTCTAAAGAAAAACAAAGAGTACTTAGTGAAAGAGCCCATGCTAGAATAGAACAAAATATGGAAATGGCTGGCGAACGCTTAGTAGACGGAACAACAAAGGCTGTTACAACACTAGCACAAGGATTACAATCAGGTCCTGGTTCTGACTTTCAGACTGTAGGAACTGTGATAAAAACTGGTGCTAACATAGTACTTGGTGCATTAACTACAGTAGGCGATGCTATACAAGATTTTGGTAAGATGATTCCTTACATTGGCGGCCTTGCTAGTGGCGCAGGTGCTGTTATATCAGGACTTAGCAAAGTTGGTCAACAGGCATTACCTCCAGTAATAGATTTTCTAACTAAAGAAATTGAAAGAACTGTTAATCTGTTTTACAAAGCATCTAACATTGGTGCGGCCTTTACCAATGGTCTTACTGATATGCGTAATGCGGCCACTGCTAATTTTTTAAATTTAGAGCAGTTTGGTGAAGTTCTTGTTAAACAGAGAGAAAATATTGCTAGAGCAGGTCTAGGGTTTGAAGAAGCCGTAAGACGTGCGGCCGCGGCATCAATGGCGTTGGCTGATACCGGAGCAAGAACTAGACTGTTAAGACTAGGATATTCATTTGAAGAACAAAGTGAATTGATACTAGAAACCATGGCTGACATGCGTAGAGGAGGTCTTCTACAACGTTCCAGCGATGCTGAGATAGCAAGACAAACTGAAGAATATGCTAGTAACCTTAGAGTAATTTCTGCTGTTACTGGTGAAGATGCCAGAGAAAGAATGAAGCAGGCAAGAACTGCTTCTCAAAACATGGCAGTACAACAACAGATTTTGGCTCTACAGCAATCACAACCAGATGCTTATCAAAAAATTAACGGAATGATAGCCTTAATGCCTGATGAATTGCGGAAAGGTTTCTTGCAAATGGTTACTTTAGGTACAGTTGTTGATCAACAGACTAATGTAATGATGGCACAAACTCCTGCTATTAGAGGAGTATTACAAGACTATGTTAATACATTTAATGATAGTACAGTATCACAAGCAGAAGCCGCTGATAGAGTAGGTGCATCATATGGTAGATTACGTGAAGGATTAGAACAGTCATTACCTCAAACAGCAGTAATTGGCCAAGCCGCAATAGCAGGTGTTGGCGACCTGGTTGGCGGCGTTAGTGATCAAACTAGTTCATTATTTAGAAGAGTTTCTGGCATGACAGACGAAACTGCTCAACGTGCTAGAGATTCTGTTAATGGACAAGCAAGAACACAAGATGATTTAACTAATAGCGTGGTTAATACCATTTACTCAATGCAGAATTTGAGAATGATGTTGCAAGATGAAGTATTACCTGCACTAGATTTTTATGCAGATGTTACTGAACAATTTACTTCATGGTTAGCAGGTACACTAGAATTTTTGAAAAATGAGTTTGGTTATGGAAGAAGTAGCACCGACAATAGATTTGATAGAGATAGTCAATTCACACCAACAGACACTGAAGCATTATTAGATCGATTAGAAGGTAGAGCCAATTTAGGCGGAATGGATTCTTTTGTTGGTATGCTAACTGGTACTGATGATTTATCATTGGTTCAAAATAAAGATCGAGTACTAGCAGATCAAATACGATTAGTTAGACAAAGAATAGAACAAGAAAAAGAAATGGAAAGTCTACTTGGTAAGCAGAGAATGCTTACTCAAGAGTTAAATAGAACAAATCCTAATGATCAAGTAGGGCAAGAGAATCTAAGAAAACAAATAGCAGACATCACTGAAAAAGTAACAAATTTAGCCACTTCATCTGCACAGTTAGCGGGTATTGTTGAACATATTGATAAAACAACTAGCCCAGCAACAGAAAAACAATATGCTAGTGGTGGTATTGCTACAGGACCAATATCAGGATATTCAGCAACATTACATGGTAAAGAAGCAGTGGTACCATTACCAGACGGTGACAGCATACCTGTTACAATGAAATCAACAACAGGTAGTGGCGATGGACAAGCACAGATGTTAGAAGTATTACAGCGTCAATTAGAAGAACTTAGAAGCCAAACTGGTTTAACATATGATATGATCAAACACTTAGAAAAAGGTAATAGAACTTCTAGAGAAATTTTAACGTCATCATATTAGAGTGATAAATAATAGTAGCATATAATTGGAAGATTAAATGAGTTGGAAAAAATATTTTAAGGCCACTAGTACAGTTGGTCAGATGAGCCCACTGGGTAATGGCAACAATGCTAATAATTCAGTAGATGCTTCATATCGTAACTATCAAAGTACCTTACCAGAAGTTTATATTGGACATCCAAATCGTACAGAACGATACAACCAATATGAACAAATGGACATGGACTCAGAAGTCAATGCCGCTCTAGACATTCTTGCTGAATTCTGTACACAACAAAATGAAGAGAATGGTACAGGGTTTAACCTTTACTTTAAAGAAAGACCTACAGACAACGAAGTTAAGATTATCAAAGAACAACTTCAACAGTGGGTTAGTCTTAACCAATTTAACAAAAGATTATTTAAATTATTCCGTAACGTAATCAAATACGGAGATCAAGTGTTTGTTCGTGATCCAGAAACATTTAAGTTATACTGGACAGAAATGCAGAAAGTTACCAAAGTTATTGTTAACGAAGCAGAAGGTAAAGAACCAGAACAGTATGTGATTAAAGATCTTAATCCTAACTTCCAAAACTTAACCACTACATCAGTGTCAACCAGTGACACTTATACTAATGCTCCACAGATTGGTGGACCAAGTGGTAGTTACATACAACCAAAAACACCATACAGTGGTGGATCAAGATTCAGTAATGCACAAAACGAAGCAGTGCTTGATGCTGAACATGTTCTACATCTGAGTCTAACAGAAGGACTTGATGTTAATTGGCCTTTTGGTAACTCAGTATTAGAATCAGTTTTTAAAATCTTTAAACAGAAAGAACTGTTAGAAGATGCTATTATCATATACAGAATACAACGTGCTCCAGAGAGACGTATATTCAAGATTGATGTAGGTAACATGCCTAGTCACATGGCCATGGCCTTTGTGGATCGTGTTAAAAATGAAATTCACCAACGTAGAATTCCAACTCAAACTGGTGGTGGACAAAACATGATGGATGCTACCTACAACCCACTTTCAACTAACGAAGACTTTTTCTTTCCGCAGACAGCAGAAGGTAGAGGTTCATCAGTTGAAGTTATGCCAGGTGGTCAAAACCTAGGCGAAATTACAGACCTACGTTACTTTACTAACAAACTGTTCCGTGGTCTACGTATTCCAAGTTCATACTTACCAACACAGGCTGACGAAAGTGCGGCACAGTACAATGATGGTAGAGTAACAACTGCTCTTATTCAAGAGTGGCGCTTCAATCAATATTGTCAACGTTTACAAAATCTTGTGGTTGAAAAACTAGATCAAGAATTTAAAGTGTTTATGCGTTGGAGAGGTATGAACATAGACAACAGTCTATTTGAATTACGTTTAAATGATCCACAAAACTTTGCCAAGTATAGACAAGCAGAAGTTGATGCTACAAGAATACAGGCATTTACTAACCTAGAACCTATTCCTTATCTATCTAAACGTTTCTTACTTAAACGTTATCTAGATCTCAGTGAAGAAGAACTACAAGAAAATGATGAGTTATGGGCAGAGGAAAATGCAGAAGTATCAGATACTACTACTCCGCAGAGTGGATTACGATCAGTAGGTATTAGTCCTAGTGATATAGAAAGTGATTTAGATACTCTTGCTCCTGAGCCTGAAGAAGATCTAGGAACAGAAGAAACACCACCAGCAGACGAAATATAATTGGTAAATAATACTATGAACATAGTTGATATATTTGAAACCAATTCCCAAGACAGACGTACAGAGTCAGAAGACAATACGGCTCTTACTAAGTCTGATCTACGTAAGACTAAACTAACTCTAGCACAGATTAACAAACTAAGAGTTATGAATGATGTACGTAGACTAGAGCATGAGGAAAAGGTTGAATCAGTTAAAAAACAGTACTCTGCTCCACAATCTAGTCCAGATTCTATCTAAAATCACTCAAAAAACACCGTTTTATTGCTATTTTAATATAATAGCATTAAATACTACTACAACTAAATAAAAGACGCATTAAAAAAGAAGAATTCTAAATTTAGACATAACCCTTAAGGAGTTTTATAAAATGGCTAATAAGTTTGAACAGTTGATTGAGCATATCATCAACGACCAAAATGACGAGGCTCGTGAGTTATTTCATGAGATCGTGGTAGAAAAATCACGTGACATCTATGAATCATTAGTTGACGAATCAGATGTTACAGAAATTGAAACAACAGATGAAACTACTGACGAAGTAGGTGAAATTGTTGATCAAGTTGAAGCAGAAGAAGAAGGCATTTCTGAAGAAGAAGGTGAAGAAGAAGACGACATGGAAATGGACGTTGAAGAACCAGAAGCAGAAGAAGAGCATGAAGGTGATGTTGAAGAGCGTGTAGAAGACTTAGAAGACGCTTTAGACGAACTTAAAGCAGAATTTGACGCATTAATGGCAGGCGAAGCAGAAGAACCAGAACACGCTGAAGAACCAGAAATGGAAATGCCAATGCCAGAAGAAATGCACGAAGAAACAGAAGAAGTTGCTGAAGAAGAAACTGTTGAAGAAGCAGAAGAAACTGTTGAAGAAACTGTTGAAGAAGCAGAAGAAACTGAAGCAAAAGAAGAGATTGTTAAAGAGTACAAAGAAAAAGCACCAGCACCTAAAACTTCAGAAGAAGGTGCACAAACTAAATCACCAGTAGCGGCTAACAGTGGCGCAAAAGGTGCTGAGGCTAAGCCACAGTCATCACATGGTGAAGAAAAAGGTGCTCCAACTCCTAAGTCAGAGAAAATGACTGACGCTGATACAAAAGCACAACCTCTTAAAAAAGTATAATTTAGGAAAACACAATGGCATCATATTTAAAAGAGAACTTGACTTTTGACGCGGCTAAGATGGAAATCTTAACCGAAGATAGTAAAGACGGCAAAAGCAAGAACTTATATATGAAAGGTATATGTATTCAAGGTGGTGTTAAAAATCACAATGAACGTGTATATCCTGTAAATGAAATTGCCGATGCTGTTTCCCAACTTAATGAACAAATCAACGGTGGCTACTCTGTCTTAGGCGAAGTAGACCACCCAGATGATTTGAAAATTAACCTAGACCGTGTTAGCCACATGATTACAGATATGTGGATGGATGGACCAAACGGCTATGGCAAATTAAAGATTTTACCAACTCCAATGGGTACGTTAGTTAAGACCATGTTGGAGAGTGGTGTGAAACTAGGTGTTAGTTCACGTGGCAGTGGTAATGTCAACGAAACTGACGGCAAAGTTAGTGACTTTGAAATAGTCACAGTAGATGTAGTGGCACAGCCTAGTGCCCCTAATGCGTATCCAACAGCGATTTACGAAGGACTGATGAATATGCGTGGAGGTGCTAAGATGTTCGAAATGGCTCGCGAAGCCGGTGTTGATCAAAAAGTGCAGAAGTATTTGGTAAACGAGGTAACTCGTTTAATCAAAGATCTTAAAATTAAATAGGAGATCACAATGTTAGATGCTATCAAACCATTGTTAGATAGTGGAATCATTAATGAAGAGGCTCAAACCGCAATCAATGAGGCTTGGGAATCTAAATTAAATGAAGCCAGAGAAGAGATTCGTGCAGAAATGCGTGATGAATTCGCTGGTCGCTACGATCATGACAAGAAAGTAATGGTTGATGCTCTAGACAAGATGGTTACTGAATCACTCACCGCTGAACTTAAAGAGTTCGCCGATGAGAAACAGGCTCTTGCAGAAGACCGTGTAAAATTCAAGCAACAAATGGTTGAAAAATCAGAAAAGTTTGATCAATTTATTGTTTCAAAACTTGCTGAAGAGATCAATGAGTTGCGTAAAGATCGCAAAGTTCAAGGTGAGGCTATGGCTAAACTAGAGAAATTTGTAATCCACGCTCTTGCAGAAGAAATTAAAGAGTTTGAACAAGATAAACGTGCAGTAGTTGAAACAAAAGTTAAACTTGTAGCAGAAGCAAAAACTAAACTTGCTGAACTAAAAGAAGCATTTGTTAAACGCAGTGCTAAACTTGTTAAAGACACAGTAACAGAAAATCTAGGGTCAGAATTGACTCAATTAAAAGAAGACATTCAAACTGCTCGTGAGAACATGTTTGGACGTAGAATCTTTGAAGCGTTTGCTAACGAATTTGCAGGTACTCATTTAAATGAGAATGCAGAATTCAAAAAACTTTCTGACATCCTTGCTGAAAAAGAAGCAGAGATTGCAGAAAAAGCAAAACAAATTGAAGAATCAACTTCTTTAGTTGAATCTAAAGAACGTGAAATTCAAGTGATCAAAGAAAGTGCTGAACGTAAGGACACACTTAATGAATTACTTGGTACGTTAAACAAAGAGAAAGCGACAGTAATGTCAGACTTACTCGAAGGTGTGCAAACTGATAAACTCAGATCTGCATACGATAAGTATTTGCCAGCAGTTCTTAATAATTCTTCTAAAACTAAGGCCGAAAAGTCTGTTTTAGCAGAAGGTAAAGAAGTAACTGGTAATAAAGAATCTGCTAAGTCAGACGTTGAAACACCAGAAGACAACAATGTTGTCGAGTTAAAACGTTTAGCAGGGCTGAAGTAGTAACTTTTAATTAAAAGGAAAATAGAGAAATGACAACCCAACTATTAGAAGGCCGTTGGAACGAAACCAAGGACGCCCTGTTAGAAGGCTTACAAGGTTCACGTAGAACAACAATGGCTGTTATATTAGAAAACACTAAGAAACACTTGGCTGAGAACGCAACAAGTGGCGCAACAAGTAGTACTAACGTTGCTACACTTAACCGTGTTATTCTTCCAGTGATCAGACGTGTTATGCCTACTGTTATCGCTAACGAATTAGTAGGTGTTCAACCAATGACTGGACCAGTTGCACAGATTCATACACTACGTGTAAGATATGCTGAAACAAACAATGCAACAGGTTCTACAAACGACGTAACTGCTGGTGATGAAGCATTATCACCATTTAAGGTAGGCGCGGCTTACTCAGGTGACGGAACTGCTGGTTTAGCGGCTTCTACTTCAACACTTGAAGGTAACCCAGGTAAGAAAATTAACGTTCAAATCCTTAAACAAGTAGTTGAGGCTAAAACACGTAAGTTATCAGCACGTTGGACATTTGAAGCGGCACAAGACGCACAGTCTATGCACGGTTTAGATGTTGAGGCTGAAATCATGGCGGCTTTAGCACAAGAAATTACAGTTGAAATTGATCAAGAAATTCTTGCTTCATTAAGAAGTTTATCAGGTTCAACATATTCATACAACCAAAGTACAGTATCAGGTACAGCAACATTCGTTGGTGACGAACATGCGGCATTAGCGGTTACAATTAACCGTGCGGCAAACTTAATCGCTCAACGTACACGTCGCGGTGCTGGTAACTGGGCTGTTGTTTCACCTGCGGCTTTAACAGTGTTACAATCTGCAACTACTTCTGCTTTTGCACGTAGTACAGAAGGTACATTTGAAGCACCTACAAACACAAAATACGTTGGTACATTAAACGGTGCTATGCGTGTTTATGTTGACGGTTATGCAAGTGATACACAAGCAGTTTTAGTTGGTTACAAAGGTTCAAGTGAGGCTGACGCGGCCGCATTCTACTGCCCATATATTCCATTAATGAGTAGTGGTGTTGTACTTGACCCATCAACATTCGAACCAGTAGTTGGTTTCATGACAAGATATGGTTATGTAGAGTTATCAAACACTGCATCATCACTTGGTAATGCGGCTGATTACTTAGAAGAAGTTGGTGTAAGTAATCTTTCATTCCAGTAAGATATTATTGGTATTTGAAATTAAAAAGCACCCTACGGGGTGCTTTTTTTTGGTTATAACTTCTGATAACTCCTGAAGTAATAAGAGTATAAATAATAATGTTCGCTCGAAAGAGAGTTTATGCAGTACCCACTGCGTAGGCCTAGAACGCCAATTTAATCAAAGGAGAAAACAAATGGGACGTCCAATTAAAAAATTATTCATTGGTAACCGTAATTCAGGCGGTGTAGGTGGTGAAGGTTTAGCATCAGTAACACTTGGTGGTACTAACAACTCAACAGGTTATACAACAGGTGACGCTTTAACAATTTCAGCACCAGACTTACCAGGTGGTACACAAGCAGTTGCTACTGTTACTGCTACAGCAGGTGTTATTGATGGGGTAGTAGTTAGTACAGCAGGTACAGGCTATACATCAGCACCAACAATTACAGCAGACACAGGTACACAAGGTACATTAACACTCACAGGTGTATTAACAACTAGCACAACAAACGCTATTGCTATTTCAGCATACGTACCAGGTGGTTCATCAGCAGTGGCAGGTGACATTGTTTCACAAAAAGGTTCAAAAACCTATCGTGTTACAACAGCACAAGGTACAGGTGAATGCGTATTAGTTGCCGCGGCAATACCAACCGAAGGCCAAATGAACATCACTGCTACTGACTCAGCAGGCGGTACATACTACGTTAAGAAATTAACAAACCGCACAGTGGTTGTTCTTCCAGCAACTGGGTCACAGTTTGCTGAAGACGCTAAAGTGCCATGGGCTGATTCAGCAACACTTAACGTATCAGTAGCAATAACTAACTAATTCAGTTTAGTTTAAAGAAAGTAGCACTCTTTAAGAGTGCTATTTTTTTGAATATTATATCATCTGTTAATAGGCAT